AAGATCGTCCTGGATAGAGATGGCGTAGTCCTGGGGGGAGGGCGGACAGCACGGGGCGGCGGAGGCCGCACCCATGTCGTCGGTCTCGTCCTCGGGACGCGTTTCCGCACCGAAGCGGCGCTCCAACTCGCGGTAGGACAGGCACAAGGCTTCCAAGCGGACCTGCCCGGAAGCCGGATCCCAGAACTTGACCGGCACGAAGGGCGGACGCCCGGTCGGGGGAGTCGGCGACAGATCGGGTTGTTCGGCGTTAGCCGGAGCTGGGCCGGGGATCGGGTTCAAAAGGTCGGTGCTCATTAACGTGTCTCCTTTCAAGAGAGGACAAGGGGGGATTAACTTCCAGATCGACCACGGTCGGTCAGGGCGAAAATGTGGGCCGCCAGATGGCGTTGGCCTTCCAGGTGGCGCAGGGCCTGATCGCTGGACAGGGGGCCTAAGTGGCGATCCAAGGTGATGGCGCGCAGATAGGCGGCCACCTTTTGTCCGTCCGGTGTGGAAAAGCACCGGGCGAAGGCCTTGGCGAGGGCGAGATCGTCGGCGTCGGCCTTGGCTCGGGCGGAGGGGTCATCCTCCTTGGCGGACCAAGAATTCAGCCAACTCCACCCGCTGGTTTCACGGCTCATGGGTGACCTCCTGCGGCAAAGGTGAAACTGCGGCCTGTGGACCTAGAGCCTCCTTGAGCATCGTCTCAAGCGCCGTCAGGTCCAGCGAAGCGCCATCGGCGGTGCGCGGTAAGGACGTCATCAAGGCGCTCATATCCGGCAGTCCGGCCCCCGGTGTTGCGGGCGAGGACGGGCGGAGCAGATTGCTCGGCACGCCCATGCTTTCGGCCAACCAGCGGGCCAGTCCGGCCATATCCACGGCGGCCATGGCCTCGCCCCCCAAGGGGGAGATGGACGACACCCAGCTCAAGGTGGCTTCCGCATCTTGGCGGGCTTGCGCCAACGCCAAGGGCGAGCGGTACTGCAAGTCGATGGTCCGCCCGTCGATGCGCAAGGGCTCAATCTCGCCCCGTCGTCGCAGGATGGACACCGCCCGCAGGATTAGTGGGGTCAGCAACTCCGACTGGAGACGGCCATAGGTGGCCCCCAGAATGCGGGCCATTTCCGCTGCACGCTCCAGCACCTCGGTGGCGGTCATGGTCGGCGCACCGGGTTGCCCCAGCTTGTCGCCCAAAAGTGCGATGCGGATGTTGTCCCGCAGTTCCTTGAGCACCAGTTGCGAGGTGTCGAACGAACCCGGCGCTTTCAAGGGTTGGAGCCCGCTGGAACCCACCGCCTTGGGGATGATCGCGCCCGGCGTGAGACGGATGGTCGCAGGATTGAGCACCCCGTCGTCATCGGCCTGCCAGATGCCGGTCACCGAGATGGTGGCGTTCTTTAAGATCAACTCGACCACCTTGTTGACGGTCTTGATGTCGGGAAGTGCGCGCATCACCGGGGATCGTCCGTAGACCTCCCCTGGTGCTTTGAGCCAGCGAAAGTTGATGAACGGCGAAGAAGCGAAGCGCCCTTCCCGCAACAGAATCGGGCTGTCCTTGGCCCCGTGATTTTCGCTCACAAAGGCCGCGTAGCCGTACCCATGCTCTTCCGGCGTGACGGCTTCGATCACCGTATGACGCCGGTCCGGGTCGTCGGCGGACGTGCGTTCCATCTCGGGCGGGAACGACGCTTCGGGAAAGCGAGCCTTCAGCGCCGCCAGAGTCATCAAGCTGCGCCGGAACGTGGTGTCCGGACGCCCGCTCGGGCCTTCTTCCAGCACCACCTCCGACAACGGGGCGGCGGTGAAACGAAAGGCGCTTGACTCGCCCAAGGGGGCTTCCTCGAACAGCAAGGACGCCGTTCCTACGGTCACCAGATCAAGATAGCACTGGTGCATCTCCATGGCGAAGTTGGAGCGATCGAAGTGGGATCGTAAAATTTCCCCCGTGCGGTCCAGAAGTGCGGAGGCGCGCTTCTTTTCCTCGGGGTTGAGCCCTGGGCCAGGGGCCAGCCCGAACCAGCGGCCCCACGGCGGGGTCAGTTGCGCCAGCAGACTGGCGGCCAGTTGATCCACGGCGGTCGGTGCGGTAGCGTCAAACAGGTTGTCGGTCTTTTTCTCGCCCGGAACCGTATCGATGATGGCGCTGTCCCGCTGGGGCAGGGCGTAATCGTAGCATTCGCGCCAGTGGGCCTCCCATACAGAGCGGCGCTCCTTGGCCTTCGTGTAGCGACGCAACAGTTTCTCGGCTGGGTTTTCCGTTGGGGTAACCATAACCTAATCTCCCAAAATCAGGGTGTTGGACGTGGCCTTGGCGAACGGGGACAGTCCCTCTTCTGCGGTGGCCTTTACGCCCGTGTCCGATGTGCTGACCAGTCCGGCGCGGCCACGGCGCATACGCTGTATGTGATCCAAGCGGGCCTGACGATCCTTGGCCTCCAAGTCGGCTTCGGAGACCGGAGCGGGGGCAGGCGTTGGCGGCGGTGTCGGCTTGGGCGGGCTGAAAATTCCTCCCATGGGGAAGTCTCCTATGGTTTGAGTGGCGCGAAGTCTTTCTGGTCCCGCCGGGCGGGCCCAGGAAAACGGGCGACAAAAAAGCCCACCGCCGGGGGGCGATGGGCTTGATTGGTGGGCTTTGGACGCAATAGTCCTTGCCCTGGTTTCTATGTATACACTATTTGTTCCGAATTGCAAGCGAAATCTTTACCTACAACAAGATTTTTTTCAGATGTGAGGAATCTGTAGAGCTGATACGGGGTGATAATCCACGGCTCGTGCAGGCCGAGCACCCGTTTCACGCCCTCCACGCAGGTGGAAAACCACAGCGGCGCACAGGCTCGGGGAACCTTGCGCAGGCGCGTTTCCACCACGGTGAGTCCGTGGGACAGGTAGAATGCTTTCATATCGAAGCCCTCTGTGTCCGGGTAATGGGAGATTTCGGTGCAGTGGGACAGGGGCTCAAGAGTGATCCACCGCGCTCCGTCGCTGAGTGAGACGAAGCAGTGGCGGTATCCCGGCTTGAGTGCCCGCAGCCACGGCAGGTCCGTTTGGCCTGAGAACACCACCAAGGCGCGCCGCCATGAGCCCACGCGGTCCATAAGCGGCGGGGTTTCGCACAGGCCGCTCATGCCACGATTCCTTTTTGCCGGAAGGGCGTGGTCAGCCGATCAAGGGCCTCGTCCCACAGCCGAGCGGCGGCGGCCTCGCCCGGCACCTTGGGGTGAGGGACTAAAAGCCGCAGGCCGTAGTCGAACAGCACCCGCACATGCCGCACCGAAAGATCACGCGCTCGGAACAGAGCCTTGACGATCCGGTAAATATCGTCGGGCGTACAGGGTGGGGTGGTGTCTTTGAAGCCGGAGAGGGAGCGGGCCCCTTCATCACGCGCCACTTGGCTGACCGCGTACCACATCCAGGCTTCTTCCGATGTGGTAAAGGGGATTTCCTGTTTCTGTTCGGCTCCGCGTGTCAAAAACTTTACTTTCGCCATTTTTTCCTCCTCTACAACCAGGAACAATAGGTGAATAAGTGGTTCATATAAGAACGTGTATCGGTATGTCAACCTGAAATGTGAAATTCTACCTAATGACAGGCGGAAGTTGGTGTGTGATGATGTTCCCATGATGAGACACAAAGATGTATGGCGTGCGATTGACCGGTTGGCTGAGGCTCATGGGCTGTCCACCTCCGGCTTGGCGCGTCGCGCTGGGCTCGACCCCACCACGTTCAACAAGAGCAAGCGCACCACCCGCGAAAACAAGCTGCGCTGGCCCTCGACCGAAAGCGTGTCCAAGGTGCTCGACGCCACCGGGGCGACGATTGAGGAGTTTGTCGGCTACGTTACCGAGGGGCGCGGACAGTTGCCCAGCCAGAAGGTGCCCTTAATCGGCTTTGCGCAAGCTGGGCTGCAAGGCTTTTTTGATGACGCGGGTTACCCTATCGGCGGGAGCTGGGACGTACTCAGCTATCCCGATGTCAATGATCCTCACGTTTTTGCTCTGGAAGTCTCGGGCGATTCCATGGAGCCCGTCTACCGGGACGGCGACCGTCTGGTGGTGTCCCCGGCCTCCGATGTGCGGCGGGGCGACCGGGTGGTGGTCAAGACCAAGGACGGCGAGGTGATGGTCAAGGAATTAAAGCGCAAGACGGCCCTTAACTTGGACCTGAAGTCCCTCAACCCGGCGTTCGAGGATCGCTCGCTGGAAGTGCGCGACATTGCCTGGATGGCTCGCGTCTTGTGGGTGAGCCAGTAA